AAAAAGGTCCTTGGAGTTGAAGTGGCAACAGGAGCATATTAATGAAGATAGATATACTCTTGAAATGGTCAGAATTGATGACAAAGTTAAAGAAGTCATCACTAAGATTAAGCTTGAAGAAGCTGAAATTGCTCATAGACAAAACACTGCAGAAGGTGTTGCTCCACAAGTTTCTGTAGCTACTTAGAACAAAAGCTACATCGCTGAAATCGCACTTTTACTGTAGGATCTCTTGCACTCTACTAAAAAGTAGAATATAATTTACACACTATATATAAAAAAACTTTAAATGTAGACGCGTATAGTCGACAACCCTAGGGACTACATTTAAATATTCTAGGAGGAATATAAACATGGCATCAACAACAACCTTTACAGGGGTCGTTCGTTCAGAAAACGGATTCTCTGATATAACAAAAACAGCATCAACTGGTGCAATTACTACTAACTCTACTTATGGTACTAACGCTGATATAGGTGGAACTTTAGATGTAACAGGTGTAACAAAACTTGCAGGAGCAACTAACTTAGTAACACCTTATGTATCTTTAACAGCAGCAACTTCTGCTCCAACAGCAGCACAAAGTGGAACTACTTTTGTTTTTAACAGAGCAGCAGGTGTAGTAGTAACTTTACCAGTTGCAGCAGTTGGTATTAGATATAAATTTATCGTTGGTACAACAGTTACATCTAATGTTTTAAGCATTAAAGGATCATCAGCTACAAATGGTTTTACAGCTTACTCGATGGTTTCTGTAAAAGATAAAGATAACAATGTTACTCAAGATAAAATATTTTTAGCAGATGGATCAGATGATGATGTATTTTCTATGAACGGTGGAACTACTGGTGGATTTTTAGGTAGTGTTATCGATGTACTTGGCGTAGCAGCAGGTGGAGCTAGTTTTGCAGCAGTATGGCATTTAAATAGTAACTTACTTATTGCAGACGGTACTTTAGCAACACCATTCGCATAATAATTAATAACTAGAGTGGGACTTCGGTCCCACTTAGTAATCTTGATTAAGGAGGGATTATGGCAGACGTAGTAACAGGACCAACTATCATGCAAGAAAATGATGTTAGAGTGGTTATAAAAATAGTAAATCAATCAGACGGAACAGGTGGAACAACTATATTTGGAGATGTTTCAGCATTAGCAGCAAACAGAAATGGACAACCTTGTCTACACTTAGTGTTACAAAGAGTATGGTTCTCTAGTGATACCGGAAATGGTGGAGATTCTTTTGCTCGTTTAGATGAAGAAGATGATGATGGCGATATACCCATCATTGGTTTAACTGGTGCAGCTTATTGGGATTTTAGAGAGTTTGGTGGATTAAAAACTGATAAATCAAACAACACTAACGAAAGCGATGTTAACTTTGTAGTTCCCGGTGCAGCAGACTCTGGAAACATGTACACAGTAGTAGCTGAATTTATAAAATTATATTAGGAATAAACTATGGCCAACACAACGTCAGGCGCAGTTATTTTTGATAAAACCTTTGCTGTTGATGAAATAATAGAAGAAGCATACGAGAGAATTGGTTCTCAAGTAAGCTCCGGTTATCAATTAAAAACAGCAAGACGTTCTTTAAACATTATGTTTCAAGAATGGGGTAATAGAGGTCTACATTATTGGGAAGTAGGAGAAACTGATATTAATCTTGTAGAAGGTCAAGCTGAATATATATTTTTTAGAGCAACTTCAGATGGTACAAGCGCAGTTACAACTCCTGCTAATACTTATGGTGTAGCAGATGTACTTGAAGCAACTTTAAGAACAAGTAGAACTGCAGTAGGTCAAGCAGATTCTGCACTTACAAAAATTGATAGATCAACTTATTCTGCACAAGCAAATAAATTATCAAAAGGTACACCTTCAAAATATTTTGTACAAAGATTTATAGATAAAACTACAATAACTGTTTATCCCACACCAGATTCATCAAACGCGGCTAAAGCAGTGCATTTCTTTTTTCTTAAAAGAATACAAGATGTGTCAGGAACTTATACTGATGCAACAGATGTACCTTATAGATTTGTACCTTGCATGGTATCAGGTTTAGCTTTTTATTTAGCACAAAAATTTAACCCACAGTTAGTTGGACAGATGCAAACTCTCTATGAAAGTGAATTTGCTAGAGCATTATCAGAAGATGGTTCTTCTACTAGTGTACACATAACACCAAGAATTTATTACAGAGGAAAATAATGGCAAGAGGAAAATATTCAAGAGCAATATCAGACAGATCAGGAATGGAATTTCCTTATGATGAGATGATGAAAGAATGGACTGGGGCTTTTGTACATAGATCAGAATTTGAATCTAAACACCCGCAACTAGAATCTAGATCAGTTGGTACGGATGAGCCTGGGCTAATAGATGCAAGACCAGATAGATCAGAATTTGCAACTTCACTTGTTTTAAGAGATAATCCTTTTACAACATCAGCAAGTTTAACTTCAGTAATTGTTTTTGTTACTAATGATACACATGGAATTAATAGTAATCCTTTTCAAACCAATGACGCTGTTAGATTTACACAAGTTAAAAATGCAGTAGGAGGTGTTGTAGTAAATAATTTTGAATTAGAAACTACATTAAACGAAACTTTAAGTGCTACTGATACTACGATAACTTTAACAGACGCTTCTAATTTTCCAACTAGTGGGTATATTGTAATTGAAAAAGTAGATACAGATTCTACATCTAATACTTTTGGGCAACGCATTAATGAAACAATTCAATACACAGGTAAATCTACAAATAACTTAACTGGTTGTACTAGAGGAACTTCTGCTCCTATTCAAGGAGTTACACCTTTAGCAACAACAGCAACAACACATAATTTAAGTGCAAAAGTTTTTGGATCGTATACAATAACAAAAACTACAAGTTCAGTTTCAGATAATGGGATAACTTTATCATATAGTTTTTCATTTACTTTTAATTTAGTTTCAGCTGCAACATCGGCTGAAGTTGGGGGAGGGTCTTTTGTTTTAGCAGGACCTATAAACGAGAGAGGATAATATGGCAGGATTTACTTATGCAACATTAACAACAGCAATCCAAAGTTACACAGAAGTTGGGACGACTGTATTAACAAGCACAATTACAGATCAATTTATTGACAATTCAGAATTTAGAATTATGAGAGATGTACCGATTGATGCATATAGAAGTGTAGCTCAAGATAATATGGTTACCAATCAAGAGTTCGTTAATGTTCCAGCAGGAGCTTTATATGTAAGAGGTATTCAAGTTGCTGATTCTACAGCAGCATTTAACAATCCAATTTGGTTAGAAAAAAAAGATGAAACTTTTTTAGATGAATTTAATGGAGCCAGAGCTACAGGCCGACCTAAATACTATTCTATGAAAGGTGGAGCAACAGGAACTACAAACACCACTTCAGGAGGAGTTTTATTATCTCCAATACCCAATGCTACGTATGTATATAAAATTCATTATAATTCAAAACCAACAGGTTTAAGTGCATCAAATACAACAAATTTTATTAGCCTTAACTTTCCAAATGGTTTATTATACGCATGTTTAGTAGAAGCATATGGCTATTTAAAAGGACCTGCAGATATGTTACAACTGTACGAACAAAAATATAAACAAGAAGTAGAGAGATTTGGTGGAGAACAATTAGGTAGTAGAAAAAGAGACGACTACGCTGATGGAACAATCAGAATACCCGTTAACTCTCCAGCACCTTAAGGAAATTAAATTATGGCATCAACATTTACAGATCTTGGTATAGAACTAATGGCAACTGGCGAGAACGCCGGTACTTGGGGAGATAAAACTAATAGTAATTTAAACATTGTTAATACAGCAATCGCTGGTTATGTAGAACAATCTATTGCTGGTTCTGCTGCTACTACAGCGCTATCTATTGCAGATGGAGCGTTTACATCAGTAGCTCAAAACGCTGTTATAAATTTAACAGGTACAATATCAGGAAATCAAATTGTAACAGTTCCAGATTCAATAGAAAAAGTTTATATTATAACTAACTCAACTTCAGGTAATCACACTGTTCAATTTAAAACAGCGTCAGGATCAGGGGTTACTTTTTCAGGTGTAGAAAAAACATCTAAACTAGTTTATTCAGATGGTACAAATATTGTTGGCACAAGTTTTGGTTTATCTGTTCCAGCAGATGAAATTACTATAGGTGATGCAGCCTCAAGTTTTTCAACGTCAGCAGGTGCAATTACAATTGACTCACAAGCAAGCACAGTATCGATAGATGGCCACACTGGTGTAACAGTAGCTTCTTCTAATTCAGGAGATATTACATTAGATTCAGTTGCAGATATAGTTATAGACGCAGCTGGTGGAAACATAGAATTTAAAGATGCAGGAACTGCACAATTAAGTTTAGACATGGATGGCACAGCGGGTGCACAAGTTTTACAATTACGTGTAGATGCTGATGATTTAATATTTAAACAATTTGACGGAACAACAGTATTAACTTTAGATGATGATACAACAGTTAAGGTTGCAACAGATTTAACAGTTGGTGATGATGTTAGTTTAATTTCTGATAGTGCAGTATTATCTTTTGGTGCGGACAGTGAAGTAACTTTAACTCATGTAGCTGATGATGGATTATTACTTAACACTGATATGCAACTTCAGTTTCGTGATTCTGCAATTAACATTAGATCAGACGCTGATGGGGATTTAGATATTAACGCTGATGACGAGATAGAGTTAAACTCAACTTTAATTGATATTAATGGTGCTGTAGATATGTCTTCTACTTTAACTGTTGCAGGAGTTTTAACAGGTACTTCTTTAGACATCTCTGGCAATATAGATATTGACGGTGTAACAAATTTAGATGTAGTAGATATTGATGGTGCTGTAGATATGGCTTCAACTTTAACTGTTGCAGGAGTTTTAACAGGTGCTTCTTTAGACATCTCTGGTGACATAGATGTTGATGGAACAAGTAATTTAGATATCGTTGATATTGACGGTGCTGTAGATATGGCTTCGACTTTAACTGTTGCAGGAGTTTTAACAGGTGCTTCTTTAGACATATCAGGCGATATAGACGTTGACGGAACATCAAATTTAGATATCGTTGATATTGATGTTAGTTTAGACGTAAACGGCACAATAAAATTAGATGGTAACTATCCAACAGGAACAAATAACGTAGCTTTAGGAAATCAAGCATTAGAAGCAGTAGAAGCTGGTGGTATTCAAAATACAGCAGTAGGAAATCAAGCACTTGAAAATGTTACTACAGGAGATAACAATATTGGTGTAGGTCATAGAACGTTATGTACTTTAACTACAGCTTCGTGCAATGTAGCAGTTGGTAAAGATGCACTTAGAACTAATTCAACAGGTGCTGCTAATGTAGCTATAGGTCAAGAAGCTTTAGTAGCCAACACAACAGGTGCACAAAACACAGCAGTGGGTGCTTTAGCTTTAGATGCTAATACTACAGGAGCTCAAAATACAGCAATTGGAGCAGATGCTTTAACAACAGCAACAACAGCTGGTTCAAACACAGCAATTGGTCATGATGCTTTAAAAGCAACTACTACAGGTGGACAGAATAATGCCTTTGGTGATGGTGCTATGGTTGCTAACACTACTGGTTGTAGAAACGTTGCCATGGGTAATGGTGTTATGTTTAAAAATACAGAGGGTGAATGTAATACTGCACTTGGTCATACAGCTTTAGCTTGTAATACAACAGGTGATAATAATACAGCAATTGGTCATCAAGCTTTAAAAGCTAGCACAACAGCTAGTGGAAATACAGCAGTAGGTACTGACGCATTAGATTCTAACACAACAGGTTCTAGCAATACAGGTGTCGGTTGGGGTGTTTTACAAACTAACACAACAGGTTCTAGCAATATAGCAATAGGTAGAAACTCTTTATATGTAAACACAACAGGTGCTCAAAACACATCAATTGGTGTTGAATCTTTAGATGCCAATACAACAGCAAATGACAACACAGCAGTTGGGTTTGCTTCTTTAGGTGCAACTACAACAGGTCATTCTAATGTAGCTGTTGGTAGAGATTCTATGCTAGGCAATTTAACAGGTGATGGAAATACTGCTTTAGGTTATAAAGCTTTATTTACAAACAACGGTTCAACACCAGATTTTAACACAGCTATAGGTAGACAAGCTTTATACTCAAACACTACAGGTACAGTAAATACAGCAGTAGGTTTAAATACAAGTTATTCAAATACAACAGGTACTTGTAACGTAGCTATAGGAAGAAATGCTTTATATACTACTACCACAGGTGCTAAAAATGTAGCTATAGGTGCTGCTGCTTTATATACTGCTTCAACAGCATCAGACAACACAGCAGTTGGTGACCAAGCTTTATATGCTACCACAACAGGTGCTTATAATACATCTATTGGCTCTAGTTCTGGAAAAGCTGTTACAGATGGAGAAAGTAATGTTTTTGTAGGATATAATGCTGGACTGGCAACTACAACAGCAGACGCTAACGTAGCAATTGGTAGTGATTCTTTTAAAGTAAATACAGTAGGTCATTCTAATGTGGTCGTTGGAGAAAGTGCTATGGCTGCAAACACAGAAGCAGATAACGGCACAGCAATAGGTTTTCAAGCTTTAATGGCTAACACAACAGGAAATAACAATACTGCAATAGGTTCTGGTTCTTCAGTAGCCACTACAACAGGTACAGGAAATGTTTCAGTTGGTCAAGCTTCTTTTGTTACAAACACAACAGGTGATAGTAATGTAGCAATTGGTAGAGGTACTTTATATAGTAACACTACAGCAGATGAAGGCACAGCTGTTGGTCTTTGTGCTTTATTTACTAACACAGATGGTCATTCAAACACAGCAGTTGGTGCTTATGCTTTATTAGCTAACTCAACAGGAGATAAAAATGTTGCAGTTGGTATAGAAGCTTTATTAACAAACACAACAGCTTGTGAAAATGTAGCAGTTGGTCGTAGAGCAATGCGTCTTAACACAACAGGTACTGAAAATGTTGCAATAGGTACAGAAGCACTAGATGCTAATACAACAGCAACAAGAAGTACAGCAGTTGGTTATCAAGCATTGGCAGCTAACACAACGGGTGTAGGTAACACAGCAG